TGTCGAAGAGATACCAGTCACTGCACCAAACTCGCCGAACTTGGTGACGAAGATCTTATCGATGCGTGGCAGATAGTACTGAATATCTGTCAGGATCGTGGAGTTCGGTACGATCGTGTTGGTCGTGGATGCTCCTGTGCTGACGAATCCTGCACCATCATTTCCCTTCGTCGGTCGGAAATCGACAGCGTCACGGAGCTGAATGAGACCGCGAATGGAGTCAAATGAAGGGATGAGCGAGTAGTCGACAGTAGCGTACGAATTGACGCAGAAGTAGTCACCAGGATTATGAGTAAAGTAATCGTAGATGACCAGCAACTGACCGGTCGGAGATGCCGCTCCAGGCTTCAACTGAATGCGAGCGACATCATAGAAGTTCTCGCGCTGACCGTTGTCCAGATTATAGCGTGCCGTGATGTTCGTGTCGTTGGTCGTGGCAGCCGTTACCAGGCTCGCCGACATGTACACTGCCTTCACGCGCAGTACGTCGGTCTGGCCTAGAGAATCGTACGAACCCTGAACGGTATTCGGAATCGCAATCGCCTTCTGACCGTTGCCATATGCTCCAGATGTCCAGGTCGTGACGCCGGAGACGAAGGTCTTGGACTTCTCGATCAAATTACGGCGGGTCGGGGCAATGACGTAGAAGTACGCATTCGCATTACCTACACCGACGCTGAGTGTTACGGATGTTGCCGTCGGAGATGCCAGCACCGGGGTCGCGGTCTGAGCGGTGACTGTGCCATCAGCCTTGATGATAATGTAATCCGACTGAGCGACTGAGTAGAAGTTCTCCGATGCAGCCGTGAGTACGATCTGTCCGGAACCATTCGCCTGGATATTGTCAAACTTACGGCGGACCTGGTAGATGAAAGCCGTGCTGACATTGTCCGACTCACGAAGAGACTGGACAGCAGAGACCGGCAGTTTATAGACCAGTGAGCTGTTCGACGGATCGTACAGGACTGTGGTCGTGATTGCCGGATCGATATCGTTGACCGTAGCGCTGAAAGCTGTTCCAGGGACTGTCGTATCCTGGATCGTGGCGACACTTGAGATCGACTGTCCGCTGTTCATCACAACGTCGAACAGGTACAGCTTGTAAGTGGTTCCGCTCACGTATTCCATCGAGCGGGCTCGGGCAGTTCCGATAGTCGTCGGAGTCGAATTGCGCAGATTGATCGTACTGTAGGTCGTGATGTTCGGCATCCCGACGACCGTATCGATGTAAATGTATCCGCCGAGAGGTGCGAAGATACCGGCGTTATTCAGGTAACCTTCTTCACGTGCCTTCTGAACTGGAATGTACGTGGTATCAGTCGTCTCGATTCGATATCCGGAAACGTATGCTACCGAAGCAGACAGACCGACGCCGAGGCGAGCCTGACCGTATGCAATCGCAGCATTGGTATCTGCGAGTCCAGGAACTGCCGAAAGGATCTGTGATGCGGAGAACAATCCATTGTTCGTTCCGTCGTTGTAATATTCACGCACGTTGATCTGGAACGGACGAACGGTATAGTTGCCAGATTCCTCGTATGTGCGAGTCGCGAATTCTTTTGCGAGTTCTCCGTATTCCGTACGAGCCCGAGCGGCAACTTGACCGCCGATGATGAGCAGAACGTGGATGATGTTCTCTTCGGTACGAGAATCCAGTGCGTATGGCTGAGACACCAGATCCATTCCGATCTTGTAACGATGCGCTCCAGGAGCCGATTCATTCGGGGTTCCAAGCGAGTTATCAACCAATGTAGCGTCTTCAGCTGACGTGATGATCGATTCAGTGACCTTATAGACGACTCGAGCTGACGGATTCTGTGTGTACTTAGAAACGATCAACGAGTCAGCCTCAGTATAGACGAAGTTTCCAGCCACGAACCAAACGCCATCACTGACGGATACTCGGGTACCGTATCCAACTGGGCTGAATCCGGATGCCCTGACCTTGAACTTGCGAGCGGTACCTGCCGACTCGGTATAGTTCAGGATCTCTTCTGCCGTAAAGAAGTGACTGAGATTATCGGTAGATGCTCGGTCGTACCGAACGAATGCTGTCAGGCTATCATCAGTCGTGCTAGGGACGACTTCCAGGACTGTTGCAGTGATTCCGCTCGTGGCTCCAGTCAGGACTCTTCCAACTGATCCTGCATAATATGCAGCATTGCCTCCGTTGCCTTCTGGATAGTACGTCGTGCCGCCATCAGTAAATGTGCTCTCCAGTTTGACGTACGCGTACTTCGTGTCAAGGCTCCCCTCAGCACCGAGAACTCGAGACCCGTTCTTAAAGATATGACTACCAAGACGGTCAATCTGGGCCGAGATCGCAGTCTGGAGCTGCGTCAGTTCTCTGGCCTGTACTGCGTATCCTGGACGAAAGAGAACGCGAACGTAGTTCTTCGCTGGATCAAAATCGTCGTAGTACGGAGGGACGTTATAAAACTTGGTAGCCATATTTCGTATTAAAATTCAATGATGATCTTGATGTCCTCGAGTTGTGAGGAGGAGCGACTCACTGATGCTCGGCTTTCGACGAAGAGGACATCGCCACTGAAGCGCTGAATCTCCGGATTGCCCTGTGATCCAACTGTACCAGATCCGGCCGTGGCGCCAGTGATCGTCTCGGCTGAACTGAATGCCGAGTAGCCGGTCTTATCGTTCTGGTGAATCTTAAGGATGCCAGTGACGCCATCGAAAGCGTCGACGAATGCCTTTGCTCCAGAAGTAGCACCGGTGATATAGTCACCGACAGTGAATCCTCCGGTAGAACCTACGCCAAGAGTGATCGTCTTGAGAGCTGAGAGAGTCGAAGCGGTCGAGATCGTCGTTGTTCCGTGATTGTACGGATTCTTGAGGATACCGAGTTGGCGGAACTGAGCACCGTTAACGACGAAGTCTCCAGAACCTTCACCGCCGGAGAGCAAGATACGAAGACCGATATAGAATCCTCCGAGTTCTGCGACTGGATCAGTACCATGACCATTCTTCGGGGACAGAACTGCCCGAGCAGTTGCATTCGACCCGGTTCCATCGGTGATCACGACATTTGCCACATTGTAGTTAGCACCGTTGGCGGTCATCGTGATGCCGGTGATAACTCCGCCAGAGACGGTGGCCGTAGCCGTGGCGCCAGATCCATCCCCGATGATCGTGACAGTAGGTGTTGATGAATATCCAGTTCCGCCGGCCGTGACAACGAGTCTGTAGATCTTGCCGACGTTTGCCAGAGATGCCTGTTGATAGTTGTAGCGAGTCTGATCCTCGGCGCTGAGATCACCGATTACTCCGCCTGCCGGAATGACCACTGTCTTCACCGGCATGTAGTTATTCGTCAAGAAGCTCGTAGCTTCAGTTGCCGTGACGGTGTACATGTACTTCCACCAATAACCGTCACCGCCGTTGACAGGATTGACTGATCCGGTCGTGTGTGTTGGCTTGATAGTGGAATTTCCAGTCGTCGTCTTGTAGATGAGCTTGTATACCTTGAACTCATCAGTGATGATGTAGAATGACTGGGCAAAGATAGTATCGGATGCATCATCCCATGGAACATATGCGGTTCCGGATGTCCAATTGATCCTCGGAATCAGGTGAGTGCTGAAGGCGGAATCCACCTTCTTGAAGGCGATCGCATTCTGCCAGAAATCATTTCTCTCGACCAGAGTATCGACCGGTGTCGGTGCGGACACTTCTGCGCCACCGAGGGTGGCTGCCCATCGATCAGACTTTCCGATGCCGAGATAAACACTTTCCCCAAGGACTACATCCTTGAAATTGGATGCATTCTCGAGCCTGAACGGAGAGGTGATGATGGCTGCCATTGTACTTAGTTATTAGGTATAGTTTACACCCAGGAGTGTATCGTGCCAGGTAGTTGGAGTATTTATAACATCTGCAATGGAATGGTCGTCCCAGGCATACTCAGATGACTCCATTTCGGTAAAATTGTAGGTTCCGTAGACCATCGCAGCCGGATTGTCGTCAAAGAACTTCAGCTGGAAACTGGTGTTCGTACCTGTCGGAACATTCAGCATCATCTTGTACGTCGTTTCGGCCAGAGATGCAGTGAGGTTATTGAGAGCCTGGAGAACGATGATGACCGCAAGATCCTCAGGTCCGATATAGCCTAGCTGATCGCGCGGCATGGCAGCCTTTGAATCGAGTAGTTCGATCAGGATCAAGATCTCGCCGAAGAAGATCATACCCGCCGGATGTACCAGCTTGGAGAAGACATCCTTCCAGGTCTCGACATTGTTACCCGTCTTGATAACGTACGAGAACTTCTGATAGAAGTATGAATCCTGGAGTTTGATGATGTCTGACAGGAATCCTCGCTTCTCGTTGTAGTACCCGTTCTGGTATCCGAGGAATGTGCCTGGCTGAGTGTACCCGGTGCCGCCAGCGAGGATCTCGTACGATTCAATCTTTCCAGCATTCGCACCAGAGCGGGTGATGTTAGGTCTGATCTTCGCTCCGGATCCTGATGCCGTTGGAAATACCTCAGCCGTGGCTGTTGCAGTGTAGCCAGATCCTGCATTCGTGACCGTCACGGCTGTCACGACTCCTCCTGATACTGTGAGGGATGCCCGCGCTCCCGATCCGTTTCCGTACACCATCAGAGTCGGAGCAACGGCATACCTAGGTACTTGTGCATTCCCTAGCCATACGCCGTCAGAGGCGATGAGCATGTCCTTTCTCGGGAAGTAGACCTCAGCATTGTCCTGAAAGAGGATCTTGAAGAAGAGCTCGATGGATTCGTCAGATCCACGAATGTCGTAGTACCTGACCAGGTTCTTATAGAGATTGACACGATCTGCGACCAGGGTACGTGGGATAGCGGCCGCCACTTCTTTCTGCAGGAGATCGATGTAGGCTTCTTTCGTCTCGTCAAGATCACGGGAGACTACGAGTCGGTTGA